TGTGTGTACTGATTGTAGGCTTGTTTGTGTACGGTGTTTCTAGAAAAAATAAATTGGAGTATTCATAATGGGAAAAAGAGCAGTACCGGGCATTATAGTAAAAAAAGGTGCCCCAAGAATTAAAAAGAATATGTCACACGCTACGTTTACGGCGAAAAGACATCCTAATAGTAAACGTGTACTAAACGGAAGTATAAAATAGATTGGAAAGCAAATGACAAACGAAGACTGGGGTAAAAGCCGTTGGGATTTTACAAAGAAACAGAGCAACTGGCATTTTAAACCAGAAGTAGTAAGTAAAGACTATCAAGAAGTTTGTACGTTTAATGGTGATTGGGAAGATGCTGTTAATGAGTGCTTAGAAAGAGTAGTAACTAGTACATGGGCTACACGAAATAAGGTTGATGGCAAAGAAAGAATGTATAGTGCTAACCAAGAAGAATACGACCTAGAAAGAGCAGGAGCAAACCCTCAAATGGAAGTATTCAAAAGGACAAAAGCAGAAGACATAGAAGTTTTTAAAAAAATTGCTAATTACTTTGGTATGGAAGAAGCAACAGTTAAATTTCATAACCAAATAACAGGACAAATGTTAAATTGGCATATAGACAATTTTGCGGGTCGTAAAGAACGCGGAAATAGTTTTGTCGAAATAGAAGCAGATAAGAACCCTGAGCTTATGAGAAGGTTTGTTATTATGTTAGATGATTGGAAACACGGACAAGTGTTTTCATTAGGTAATAGCAACTGGCATCAATGGAGTAAAGGACAATGTATAACATGGGAGTGGCGGGATATACCACACGCCACTTGTAACATGGGTTGGGACAATAGGCCAATGTTACAAATTACTGGACTAACTACAGACCTTACAAGAGATCTAGTACAGTTTGGTAGTTTTGATAATGTGGTAGACATATAGGAGAAATACAATGAGTATTTTCAAAGGATGGCCTACTCTAACTGAAATTTTCTTTGGTAAAGAAAAGGCAAAAGAAATGGCTAAACCAAAAAAGGCACCAACAGTAGCATATAAAGTAGAGCCTAAAGCAAAAGCAACACCTAAGACTACAGCAAAACCTAAAGCAACACCTAAGGCTACAGCAACTAAAAAAACTGTTGCTAAGCCAACGAAAAAAGTTCTTGCTAAACTAACTAAAAAACAGTTAGAAGAAATGGGTAGAGAAAAAGGTGTTGAGTTAGATAGACGTTTATCAAAAGATAAACTAGTTAAGCAACTACACAAAGCATTATAGGTAATTAATGAACACTAAAATTTTAGACAGGCTTTGTATTATGTTTAAATCTAGTCCTCAGTTAATGGACAATGATGAACTATTACAACAAGCAATTAACGGAACTTTTGGTGTTAACATTAAAGATATTAATTTTACTAATGTTAAATATTTAACAGAACTTATCCACTATCATGTACTTAAAAAATATTTTACCACAACGTGGCAACCTATTACAAAAAAGTACAAGTATAGTGGATTAAGTATTGTAGATGAAGTTAATAACTTAAAGCCTTTAAAAGTTTTAGACTTAGGCTGTGGCTATAATGAATTCAAAGGAAAGATAAACAACTTAATTGGTGTAGATCCGTACAATGAAAGAGCAGATGTTAATAGCAGTATATTAGAATACAAATCAACTGAACAATATGATGTTACTATTTGTTTAGGTAGTATTAATTTTGGTACTGTAGATAAAATATATGCTGAATTAAAGAATGCTGTTAACTTAACAAAGCCCAACGGATTATTATACTTTAGAGTTAATCCAGGAGAACAGCACACGGCTCCTGAGGCACAATGGATAGAATTTTTTAATTGGACTAATGAGTTTATTATTAATTCTGCTAGTGCTTTAAATTGTAGTATTTTAACCCTCGAACAAGAAGTAAATGATAGAGGTATACGATATTACTTTGTGCTAAGAAAAAACGATAAATAAAACTGTAATACAGAGCTGTATTGCTACTTCACAAATACACAAACTTAGACGAGTGTCAGAGTTCTTAGTGTAAACAATCAATAACAACTAAAACTTTTAAACAAGCATTTTGCCTGTTTAATTCTAATATCAAAAGGAAAAATAGAAATGAAAAAATTATTAATGGCACTAGTACTAACACTAGGCATTACAGGTTCAGCATTTGCTGAAACGTTTACATTTGTTGTACCGCAGAAGCCAGGCTCAGGAACAACAGTATGGACAGAAATTGTTCTTAAAGAACTACAAAGATTCTTACCAAATGACACTCTAAAACTTAGAAACTTTCCAGGCGCCAGAGATATTCCGGCAGTTAACGCCTTTCAAAACGAACTAAGATTTGATGATACTATTGTTATGGTATCACATGGTGGTAATGGTGTATCATTCTTACAAGAAGATGTTGACTATAACTATGCTGATTGGGAATCAATTGGTATGATGAACTTAAACATTATTGTTGGTAAGAGATTTGATACTGATATGGAAAACATTATCTTTGCTTCAAAGTCGGGTCGTGTACCTGATGCTATGGGAATGGCAATGTTATTATGTGGACCAGGAAAATCAATTGATGAATATTCTGCTTGTTTCAAATCACACGTTAACTGGGTACCAGGATTTGGTAACGGTGGTGCTAGACGTTTAGCATTTAAACGTGGTGAACTAACTGTTGACAGAGAAAATCCTGCGGCATATAAGAAGCACGTTGCTTCTAACCCAGACACATCAGTTTGGTTCCATCATGGTATTCTACAAGCAGACGGATCACACGCTGACGATCCTAACTATCCAGGTTTACAAATGGAAATCCTATTTGAAGAAAAATGGGGTGTTGCTCCATCGGGACCAATGTATGATGCTTATAAACTTGTAAAATCATTCCGTGACTCATTACAAAAAGCATTCTGGGTAAACGCTGGCAATCCTAATGCTGAGAAACTACAGGCGGCTTTGTTAGAAATGTCTAAAGATCCACAGGCAATCAAGGCTATTCAAAAGAAAGTTGGAAAGTATGATTGGATTATTGGTGAAGCAGGTAACGATCAAAGAGATACGTTAATGTCATTCATTACAGAAGATTCATTAAAAGACTTAATTAAGTTTTCAAATGATGCTTTAAATATTCCAGCAGTATACAAAGAGAAACTTGTAAAATAATGACAAACATTTTAGTAATTACCGGGCCTCAAGGGTCCGGTAATCACCTTTACTCTAAAGCATTATCATTACATGATGATGTATCAGGTTGGGATGACCTGTTAAGAGAATACTGGATAAATCACGATGCGGCACCGTTTAAAGATATTTGGTCACATCCAGAAACTATTAGTGGACACGATTGGTCGCTAAGTGAGAACTGGGTCCTTAGTGTAAGTGGGCCTTATGTAGATATTATAGATGGACAAAAGCAAACAGTTTATCCTAACTACAAAGAAGTATTAAGTGAATTGAGCAAAGTAGGAAACCTTCAAGTTGGTATTATAGGTAGGGATCAAAACATTATGGCTCAAGGGCAGTTAAGAAAAAGGGGAGTAGAAAGTTATCATAACTTTCTCAATAAGATAGAAGATATTACAGCACATCCTCATGTTTTTTTAAGTGTTGAGTTATTGTATTTGTTTAGACATCAATATTTAAAGTCTTTAGACACTTTACTTAATATTCCTGTAGATGCTAGTGATGAAAGACTTCACTATATTCTTAATAAAGATCCAAACGCCAAATATGTACACTCGGTCGAGCATAGTTGGTTAGATAAACGTAAAAGAGACGGACTGTTGAATGATAATAGTCTACCTCACAATGAAACAGACGTAAAATAAATGCTAGAGTTAGTTATAACTAACTTGATATATGTATTCTACAGACTAGCGGTTTCCGGACCGTTAGTCAAATTCTTAAACAAATACCTCACTTATTATGTTGCTGTTTTTATAATGGCCCAATTAAGTTTTATATACGACAATTTTGTATTTTATAATTATTTTCAAGCAGATTCGTTTTTATGGATTGACATCATAGATGCAAATGTGTTATACTGTATAAGAGTATTGAGTGCTTGGTGGGTTATCAAGCAGTTATGGAATTGGATAGGTAACTATTGGATAGCAGTATTTTTAGGTGCTGAACTAACATTTATAGTTGACTATTTTATAATAGGAAGTGTATATACATGAAAATGAAAAATTGGATATTTTTTACAGGAGCGCCGGGTAGTCGCTGGAGTGGAGTAAGTCAGCATATTAGAGACCACGGCACTAATGTAGATAACACAGATTTAGTTCCTGAAAAGCAATACACACATCACAGATATAGCGGACACAAAGGAAACTATTACGGTCCTGGTATGCTTAACGGACAATGGTTAGATAGAGAATTAGGATCGTGGAATTTATGGCAAAAAGAAATAGCAAAAAGTTATTTGGGTAAAGATGACGATATTAAGTTAATCTTAAGTCATAACTTTGCTTATTACTTAAATGACATTAAAGAAACATTTCAAGGTAGCAAAATTGTAATGTGCTATAGACCAGATGACGAATGTTATAAATGGTGGCATGAAGCAGGAGGTTGGGATATTAGTTATCCTAGTTATGAATGGTACAGAGATAATACAACTATGGATCATCAAATAACAGAACAAAATAAAGCAATATTAGATTTTTGTTATAAACATAATCTTACATTACGAAAGCCAGGACGTGAATGGCTTAGAAATGAATTTAATATAGATGCTGATTTTATATTTGAAAAAGATGTTTGGATAGCAGTTTATGGATAGAGATAAACTAAATGATTATTTTGGAAACCATTGGAAACGCGACAAGGAGGGAAATCAAGTGAACAAAGATACAGTAAACAAATATTTTGGTAGTAATTGGAAACCAGATTATAAACACTATGAATACAGTGGCTGGGCATTGTTAGATAAAGTAGGACCTAACGATACAGTAATTGATATTGGTTGTGGGTTTAACTCATTTAAAGAAAAGTTAGGTGACCAACTTTATGGATTTGATCCTGCTAACGATAAAGCAGATGAAGTAGTAAGTATTGAAGATTTTGAAGCAAATGGTAAACAATGGGATATAGCATTTGTTTTAGGTAGTTTGAACTTTGGAACAGCAGAAGATGTTGAACCACAAGTTGAAAAAGCAGTTAGTTTAGTAAAGCCAGGCGGAATATTATATTGGCGCCAAAATCCAGGAATAGGAGATCATCCGTGGAAAGGTGTAGAAGAAATACAATTCTTTCCGTGGACTTTTGAACTTAATTACGAATGGGCAAAGAAATACGGCTGTGAAGTACTTGAGTGTAAATGGGATGCCAAAAGCGATCGTATATACTCAGAATGGAAAAAACTTTAAAAAAAGGTTGACTTTCACACTGGTTCTATGTAATAATGTACTTGTTAAATAAAAATTTAACAACGGAGCCAGTTTTTATTATCATTTTCAGCAAGGAATGATAAATATAAATGTTAAGACATAATTGGAATTATGTTTTATCAAGGCAATTAACAAAGGCACATAGGAGGCATATTATGGCATCACTTGCAGAAATACGAGCTCGGTTACAAGCTCAAGAAACACGCCAATCAGGCAGTAACACAGGAGGAGATAATGCTATCTTTCCTCATTGGAATATCCAAGAAAACGAAAGTACTACACTAAGATTCCTACAAGATGGGGATTCTAGTAATACATTTTTCTGGGCAGAACGTCAAATGATTCGTTTACCTTTTACAGGTATTAAAGGCGACGTTAATAGCAAACCTTGTACAGTACAAGTTCCGTGTATGGAAATGTGGGAACCAATTGGTTCATGTCCGATCTTGACTGAGGTTCGTCCTTGGTTTAAAGACAGCTCACTAGAGGACATGGGTCGTAAGTACTGGAAAAAACGTTCATATGTTTTCCAAGGATTTGTTAGAGAAAATCCTTTAAACGAAGACTCTACTCCAGAAAATCCAATTAGACGTTTTATTATGGGACCACAACTCTTTAATATTATTAAAGCAAGTTTAATGGATCCTGAAATGGACGAATTACCAACAGATTCAACTGCTGGACTAGATTTTCGTGTAACAAAAACCACAAAAGGTGGCTATGCTGATTATTCAACATCTAAATGGGCTCGTAAAGAATCACCATTAAGTGCTGAAGAACAAACAGCAATTGACACAAACGGTTTGTTTACATTGAATGACTTCTTACCTAAGAAACCGTCAGAAACTGAACTTAACATCATCAAACAAATGTTTGAGGAATCAGTTGATGGCAAGCCTTACGATACAGAG